CGCCGGCCTTGTATCGGGTGATGATGTCGTCGCGTTCGTCGCTCGGCGTATCGCCGAAAATGAGTTCGCATTCGATGCCGTGTTCGCGCATCTCGTCGGCGACTTCGCGCGCGTGCTTCTTGCCGCTGCAGAACAGCAGCCACGCCTTCCGGTCCGCCCCACGCTTGACGATCTCTTGCACGGCCGCGGCCACCTTGCCCTCGGCGCGCGCGGCCTTCTCGAGTTCGTTCTTCTTGTAGTCGCCCGCGACGGTGTGGACGCCGGTAACGTCGATCTCGGCCTTCGTGCCCTTCGACACGATCGGCGACAGGTAACCGTCTTCGATGAGACCGACGAGGTCGCAGTCATAGGCGACGCCGTGGAACAGGCGGTCATCGCCCTTGTCGAGCGAGCCGCTGTCGGTGCGGAACGGGGTTGCCGTCAGGCCGATGACTTTCAGGTTGCTGTTCATCGACCGCAGCGCGTCGAGGAACTCGCGATACATGCCCATCGACTTCGCGGGCACGAGGTGTGCTTCGTCGATGATGACGAGGTCGGCCCACCCGACCTGCTCGGCCTTGCGGTAGACGGACTGGATACCGGCGAACAGGATGGGCGCGTCGGCCTCGCGGCGCTTGAGCCCGGCGCTGTAGATGCCGGCGGGCGCCCCCGGCCAGGCGCGCAGTAGGGCGGCGTGGTTCTGCGCGATCAGCTCTTTGACGTGCGTCAGGCAGACGATGCGCTCGGTCGGCCATTGCGAGAGCACCGAATGGATGAACGCGGCGTTCACCAACGACTTGCCGGCGCCGGTTGGCAGCACGACGAGCGGGTTACCGGTCTCGCGGCCGAACCAGTTGTAGATGCCGTCGACGGCTTGTTGCTGGTAGGGGCGAAGGGTGACGTCGAGGGGGGTGACCTGGACGGGGCCGTCGTAGAGGGAGGGGGCGGTCACAAGGCCCTCTCCCGCTTCCACCGCTTCACAACCTCGAGCGCCCGCGCAAGCGTCTCGCTGTCCATCTGTCCGATGTGGCACCGGTAGGCGTCGATTCCGAGTTCGCGCGCGAGTTTGTCGTAGAGCCGGCGTCGCCGCTTTGTGCGCACCTTGCCGTTGCCGCTGTAGTTCCACAGCGAATCGAACCGGCGGTGCAGTTCGCGCCGCTTCGAGCGGGTGAGTCTGTCGGCCAGCGGCCCCATCGGTCCGCCGTGCGCGTGTGCGCCGACGTGGACGTCGCACGCCTCGCACCGCCAGAACCGTTTGTCTGCGATGCTCGGCCGCGCCGAGAAGTCGGACCCGAGCACGAGCTTCGCGGGTTTGCCGCAGCTCGTGCAGGGGACGTAGCGGTTTGCCGTGCTGCGCATGCCTACCGCACCACCGTCACTCGGTCGCTCGCCCGCGTCACCGCGGTGTAGAGCCACTTGTCGGCATCGGCGCGGAAGACCCGCGACTCGTCGATAACGAGCACGTTGCCCCACTCGCTGCCCTGCGCCTTGTGGGTCGTGATGGCGTGGCCGAAGTCGAAGTGCAGCAATCCGTCGCCCCACTCGGGTTGCCCGGGGCGGTCCTCGAAGGCGTGCTTCGAGACCGCGTATTCGTAGGGCTTGCCGTTCCAGTCGAACACGATCTGCAACCGGTCGCCGTCGAGTTCCTTGCTCTCGATGACGTGGACCTGCTCGCCGTTCATCAGTCCGATGGCGTGGCTGTTGCGCAGGCAGATCAACCGGTCCCCGGTCTGCGGCAGGGGGCCGTGCCGACCCTGCATCATCCGCATCTTGCGGTTGTAGCTCTTGCGCGTGGCGTTCTTGCCGACGAGGACTTGGTCGTACTCGAGCAACGGCAAGTGGAACAGCCGAGAGATCGGTAGCACCTGGCTGTCGCCGTAGTCACCGAAGGGCACTGAGCGCGCGCCGTCCGTCCGGACCTTGGTCGCGATGTCGAGGACGCCGCAGCCGTCGGCTTGCCGGTGAACCTCGGTCAGCAACACGTCGGGTTCGTGGTTGGTGAAGTAGCCGCCGTCGCCTACGGGCGGCAACTGCGCCGGGTCACCGAGCACAAGGACCGGCACGCCGAAGGACAGGAGGTCGGCCCCCAACTTCTCGCCGACCATGCTGCACTCGTCGATGACGATGAGCGCGGTCGTGTCCGGGCGGACGCTTCCCGGCCGCAGGTGGAAGTTGAGTTCCTTGATGACCTTGCCGCTCTCGTCCTTCTCGACCTTCCCGTCCTTGTCGAGCTTGGCTTCCTCGCTGGGCTTGTAGATCAACCCGTGGATGGTGTTCGCAGGGCACCCCTTGCTACGCAGCACGCTCGCGGCCTTGCCGGTGTAGGCGCCGAAGACGACGGCCTTACCGGTCGCCGTGCGGATGGCCTCGGCCATCTCGCGCGCCATCGAAGTCTTGCCCGCGCCGGCATAGCCGAACAGGCGGAAGACTTGCCGGTGCTTCGACTCGTTGAAGAACCAGCCCTCGACCGCAACCATCGCGTTGCGTTGCTCGTCGGTGAAGTCGATTGCCGGCGGCGACTCGGGTTCGGAGTCGTGTTCGTCAACACCCGCGCGGGCCATCTGCGCGTCGATGTCGCCGACGTCCTCGGCCAACAGGCCGTCGATGTCGTTTCCGTTCTCGGTGTTCATAGCTCTTGCTCCTGTTCCTTGTGTGTCCCGTCCGCCGGCCGACCCCCGCCGTCCACAAACCGACTCCCGTCGGCCCGTTGGTAAGTGATTCGACGCGCGTCTTCGCCGACCTCGACGACCTGCGCGTCGACGAAGAGAGCCGGCAACGTGAGGTGCCCGTCGCACCCGCTGCGCTGCTCGTCGGCGTCGAGGTTGCAACCGCGGTGCGAGCAATCCCAATGGGGCGTTCCGCCCTCTTCCGGGGTAGCGTCGCCCGGCGTCGCGCTCACGCACGTCCGGCAGTTCTTCTCGACCGATGCGCCTTCCCAGCACTGCGCGTAGAAGTCGCACGGCCACTCGGTGCCGTCCTTGCTCGTGTACTTGCAAGGCGGGTAGTCCTTGCTGTCCATGCGCGCAGGCGGATCGTCCGCGTCGATGATGCGCTGCGCCTTCTCGACGAGCCCCTCGGCGAACTTGCGGTCGTATTCTACGCGCTCGGTGTGCAGGCGGTCGTCGTTCTTGCAGACGACGATGTAGAACGCCCGTGTGAGTTCGAGGCCGTGCATGTACGCCTGCATCTGCGCGTAGTGCTCGGGCTTGGCGCGCTTGACACCCTTCTCGAGCATGCGATCGAACGACTTGATGCTCGCCGTCTTCACCTCGCCGAGGTGTGGCGTCTTCGGCGCCTCGCTAAGACCGCGGACGATGCAATCGGCGTGCCCGGCGAAGTGGCCCCACGAGACGCGGAACTGGTCGCCGTCTTCGTCGAGGTCCCAGACCTCGAGGCCCAGGCGGCGAAGGTCGTCGATGATCCAGACTTCTTCGCGGTCGCCGCGCGAGAGCAGGCGCAGCATGCGGCCGTCGAAGCCAGGCGGCGCGACCCAGCGGAACGACTGCCAGATGTAGCGGTCGCACTTGTGCCCGACGTAGGACGCGCCAAGGTGCGGGCGGCGCCAGTCCTCGGCGTCGCGCTCGTACATCGCGTGCAGGGCGGCGGCGGTGGGTTGCAGGTGTTTCGAGAGGTCGGTCACCGACGCCCCCTTGCAGCCTTCAACCACCGAGCCACCGGGACGGCGACAAGGCACGCGAGCAGAAGCCATCCGGCCGCGAGCGCGGCGATGACCGAGTAGGTCTCGGGGTCAGGCATCGTTGTTCCCCCCGGCATCGTTGTTCCCCCCGGCGTCTCTGCCCTCCCCGGCATCGTCGTCGACTTCGAGCTCGAGCTGCCGCCGAACGCTGTCCACGTAGACACGGACCGCGCGCCGTGCATCGCCGTCGGGCTTCGGCCCGAGCTGGTCGGCGAGCCAGAGCAGGTAGGACGCGGGAACGTCCTCCATGCGCTTGCCGCCGTGAGTGCCGAATGGCATCAGGCTGTCGTCCGAGAGCCGCGCGATGCGGCTCTCGGTGTCCTTGGGGAAATGCACGGCTGCGCCCTACCCGTTGTTCTTCCAGGGGGGCGTGCCGTTGCCGGCGGGGGCGGCTGCGGCCGCTTGCGCGGGCGGTGCCGACTGCGCGGCCGGGGCGGGGGCCGCCGCTGCTGCGGGGGGCGGCGCGGCGGATGCCGGCGAGGACTGCGAGCCGGAGCCGAGGGCCTTGTAGCCTCGGACCTCGTTCTTGGCGTCGTAGCCATCCTTCGCCGGCACGGCGAGCAACTTCACCTGGCAGTGCCCGCCGATGAGTTCCTCGCTGCTGTTGAGTTGCATGCGCCCGATCGCGCGGCAGATCGAGGACAACGTTCGCTGCGCGATCTCACGCGCCTTCTCGCTGTTCGGGTGGTTCAGACAGAGGTTGTCGAACGCCTTGCGGTTGACGAACTGCGGGTGCGCGTTGGCGTCGATCTCAAGCTTGAGCTTGAGCATCTCGCCGGCCTTGTCGCTGTGCACCATCTCGGCGCCGTTCACGATCATCGTGTACCAGCCGGTCGGCATCGGGTCGAAACTGTCGTTCGGCTCGACAGTGTTTGCGTCGAAGTTGAGGTCTCCCATCGTTCTTTCGTTCCTTGTGTTTGTGGTTGGGGTGTTTGGGATTGGGGGTCAGGTAGTCCGGGCTACGCGGTCGGCGCAGCCTCGGTCGGTGCGGCCTCGGCCGCGGGTTCGGGTTGCGGGGCGGGCGCGGGGGCCGCGGTACTCGCAAGCTCCTGAGCGCAGTTCGAGATAGCGCCCTCGATCACCTGCCAAGCGGCACAGGGGTCGCCGTCGGGGATCGCGATCTCGTGCGGCAGCCCGTAGCGGTTCTTGGCCTTGAAGCTCGGACGTTCGGTCGTGTAGATGACCCGTTGGCCGGATCCGACACCGCGCTTCCTGTCGGACGATCCCTTGTCGACCGACGTGACCTTGTAGTTCAGGAAGAGGATCGCGTCGGCCCAGTTCGCAATGACGGGCAACGCCTTCTTGTGCAACTGAGGCTGGTACCTGTCGTATGCATCTCGCTCCGGGTCGTCGAACTTCTCGACGACCGCGTGGCCGATGAGGATGATTGCCTTGCCAACCGACCGGAGGATGTCCAGCCGCTTGAGAACTTCATCGCGGAGCAGTTCGGCCGACCGGTCGTACCCCTTCGAGTAGCCAATCTCCGCGACAGAGGGCTTGCCCGCCCGCCTTGCGACATCCGCTTGCCAGAAGGCCTCGAGTTCATCGAGACCGTCGATGACGACCCAGTCGTAAGGGTTCGCCTCCCGGATCAATGCATCGAGAGTTTCGAGCGCCTGTTTGTAGCTCTCCAACTTCGGGAAGCAATTGAGCTTGAATTTGCCAAGTCCCTCCTCAACGGGGATGAAGATGGTGTTCGGGGCGCATGCAGCCAGCGCGGTCTTGCCGATGCCGTGCACGCCGTAGATGACGATGCGCGGCGGTCCGATGGTGTTCTGCTTGATGTCTGCGAGTGAGATAGCCATTTCAGGGTTCCTTGTTTCGGTTCTCGGTTTCGGGGGTGTTTCGGTTTCGGGGTTCGGTTCAGACAGGGGCGAAGAGCGCCGTCGCGACGATTGCCGCGATGGTGAGAAGGGTGAGCACGGTCCCGACGCAGTCGCGTGCGGGGGTGCGGGTCAGGACGGGTGCCGGGCTGCGTGCGGCGGCTCGGCGTCGGGCATCGACGGCCAGCAGGTCGCGCGCGTGATCGCGAACCGCCGGCCACTGTTTGCCGCTCTCGGCGTAATCGCGGAGGCGGGTGACTTGCTCGGGGGTTAGCACGGGGCATCCCCCTTCGAGTGGGCACACCGAGGGCATGGCTCGGCGGGCGCGGCGCGGAGTGCCTCGACATCGCGGAGGATGCTCCGGACGACATGCCGGTCTCGGGGATCTGCCGTCGCGGTGAACATCGCCGCCAGGCGCCGTTCGAGGCTGATCTTCAACTCGTGCAGCTTCTTGTCGGACACGGCTACGCCCTCGGATCGCTCGCCACGGCGAGATCGGCTTCGCGCGACGCGAAGTGCTGCGGGAACTGCTCGACGATGCTGCCGGCCATGTCCGTGAGCCGGTCTTCGACGCGGTGCATCGCATCGACCGAGACCGACAGTTCGGCCCAGGCGGTCGACGACCACGTCATGAGCCGCGGGTTGCCGTGGTGCTGCGTCTCGCCGCGGAGCT